AGCTTTTGAAGATTTAATAAACACTATGTCTGAAAGTTTAAAACCTAGACGGCTAGGTTTTTCTGAGGGTGGTAAAATAAATATTTTAGAACTAATCAAAGCTAATATAAGAGAAAAAGAAGGCTTAAAACTTAAAGCTTACAAGCCTATACCAACTGAAAAATATTATACTATTGGTTATGGTAGATATAACTCAAATATTAAAAAGGGTGATGTTATAACACAAGAACAAGCTGAACAATATTTAAATGAAGATGTTAATAGTAGATTAAAAGAAGTTAATAGATTAATCCCTAACTTTAATTCATATCCCCCAGAAGTTCAAGTTCCTTTATTTAGTGAATACTATAGAGGCTCAGTAAGGCAAAGCCCTAAAACTGTAGAACTTTTAAATCAACAAAAATATGAAGAAGCAGCTTTAGAATTTTTAAATAATAATGAATATAGAAATGCTGTTGAATTAGGTAAAGCTGGAATAAAAAAACGTATGGAAGAAACTGCAAATGCTATTAAATTATTAGGACAATAAAATGATACTCTACACAGAACAACAACTAGAAGAAGCTTGGCAGGAGAATTGTAAGGTTAGAGCAGGTCTTGGTTTACCTTGGTTTACTATTGAAGACTACCGACCTTTATTTGAAGAAGAGATGGAAAAGTTTATGTTAGGAGAATTTTAATGGGCTTCCCTTTTGAGATAATAACTATGTTGGCCTCGACAATCCTTGGTGGTTTGATGAGTGTCTGGGCTGAAAGTAGAAAAGCTAAAGCAGAACAACAAAAGCTCTTAATAACTCGTGGTGAGTTTGGTATGAAAGAAAGACAACAGTCCTTAGACCACGGTTTAAAAGACAAAGGTTTTGCTTGGACTAGACGAATAATAGCTTTGACTTCAGTCTTTGCTATTGTGTTACTGCCTAAACTAGTAGCAGTCTACTATCCAGATGTTTCTGTAACTGTTGGTTACACTAACTGGAACCCGGGCTTTTGGTTCTTGAAAGAAGGTAGAGAAATATTTGAATGGGTTACTTTTCAGGGCTTGGTAATAACACAACTAGACACTAACTTAGTCTCAGCAATTATAGGTATGTACTTTGGTGGTAGCTTGGTTAAGGGTAGATAATGAATACAAGAACGTGGATGGACATTTTAGAAACTGTTGGAATTCCAGCAGCTTTTGCTGTAGCTGCAGGTTGGATGGTTTGGAAACTATTTAATCATTTAATAGCAGATGTTCATAAAAAATTAGATACCCAACATGGCATGATAGTAGCTTTAATAGATAGGATAAGACAAATAGACAACGATATAATAAGAATAGACACAATGTGTCGCACAGCTATGGGTATACCTGTAGATGTAGATAGGTTAGCAAGGGCAGATGGAAAGAAAGACCAACGAAAAGATTGAGGAGATTATGTTAAAAACTATAGAACTAACCCTATTAATTGCAGGGTTTTTAGTTATGACGTTAAGTGTTAGCGGTAATATCTTTGCCGATGAGTTAGTACATAAATTTAAGTCGCCATCATTTAGTGGCATCAATAGCTCAGCTCATTACCTAACCATAGAGAATCAAGAGTTTAATAGAAAGGCAGCGATTGAAGCTGAAATTAAAGCTTATCGAGAAGAGCTAGAAAGAGAAGCAGACAATACAACTCTAGCAAGATTTATCAGAAACT